ATGGATGAGATTCTCTTCGTGGACGTATTCGACGGTCGCCATGATTATGTGGGCACGCGTCGAGAGATCGTGGCGGCGTTGCTCGCTGCTGTGGATCCGGAAACAGTTGATCTCATGGCGCTTGCGGCGGCAGTGCATGATGTGGAGCCGCTTGATGTCATGGTGACGCAGGTGGGTGACGAACCTTTCTAACCCTACCCCCTGTTTAGGGGTGGTTAAATGTTAACCCGGTTGACATGTAATACAGGGTGACATATACTAAAGGCATCAGCAAGAAAGAAAGCTCAGAAGAAAGGAAACCAAAATGAGCACCATCGAGACCCGCACCGGCACCTACTACGACGAGCCCGACGAGATGCGCATCATTGAAAAATTCGACGAGGACGGCACCATGATCGCCGAGCTGTACGCAGACCTCACCACCTGCCAAATCATGCAGGTCTACACCGAGCCGGAATACCGTGGCGAGGGGCATGCCACCTCCCTTGTCGAGTGGGCTACTGAAAACGGCATCGAGCTTCTCCACTCCCCAGAGTGGTCATGCACCGACGACGGTAAGGCTTTCGCCGAGGCTTGCGACATTATCGATACCATCGAGGACGAGGATGCCTATGGCTGGGAAGATTTCCAATCCACGTTCACAGCATAGCACACCCCCGCTTGGGGGCACGTTAGCGTCAACCCGGTTGACATGCCATGTCGGATGACATATACTAGAGACATCAGCAAGAAAGAAAAGCTCACAGAAAGGACGGAACACAATGTTCATGGCTTACATGTCCACCACGGACGGCGAAACCGAAAGTGTGAACCTTACGAGCAAGGCAGGCGGTGCCTACTACGAAGTAGAACCAGCCATTGAAAAACTCGCACCGTGGCTAAACGCGGAACAGGTCGAAACCGTTGTAATCGCAATCGACGACGGCGAAACCGTGGAAATCAACGGATACACGTTCTGGTCTGATCTTCCAGAGGGCTAACCCCTAACGGTGGGGCGCGCATACCCTAATCACGCGCACTGCACCACAATGGAGCAGGCAACGAGACAGTACGAAAGGAAAAATCATGTTCACACTAACCGCCACCAAGCAAGGGATTATGGGCATCCAGGCCGATACGCTCACGGCAACGGACCTCGAGGACCTCGCATCGAAGGTCATTGAGGGGGATTATTCGCGTTCCGCGAATACGCACGCAGATGGGCATTGGTCATTCTTCTACTGGGCTGACCCGGACGCTTTCGAAGATGACGAAGCCCCAGAGAAGCCGAATTACACCATTGAGACGGTCACCGACTTGGCTCGCAGCGTTTTCGACACGAGCAACATCGTCATTGAGGAGGTGTAAATGTCTACTACGCTTTTTGCCCTGGCTGGCAGGCTAGCTGAGGAGCATGACCTCACCCGCGGTGCGGTCATTGATGCTTTCGCGGTCTATGTGCCGCAGATTGAGGCTCTCGACAGCGCCACTATTGACGAGGATAATGTGACCGACGCGCAGGCGGAGGCACTAACGGCTGCGGTTGAGGGCTGGCTGGAGAATGATAATCCGCGCCGGGTTGATGAGCTGCTCGATGGGATTGCCGAGGTGTCGGAGCGGGTGGCGGAGTCGCAGTCGCAGGCAGAGATGCTGGCGAGTGTGCGGGATACGGCGATTTGTGACGCGTTGGCTGCGGGTGCTGCCGTGACCGATGTGTCGCGCGCGTCGGGGTTGTCGCGCACGTCGATTTATAAGATCCGCGACCGCTACAATTAACCCTATTTGGGGGTATTGTAGTGTAAACCCGGTTTGCACTTTAATTCGAGAAAAACTACAATATAAATATCAGCAAGAAAGAAAGCTCACAGAAAGGAAACAAGATGAGCACCACCACTGATCTTCTCCCCCAGGCCGAAAACGGCACCCTCACCAACTGGGACCTCGCCCAGGCCCTCCACCACGAAATCGAATGGCTCGACGACTACGACGAGGCGTCCCCCGCAGATGACTCCATCAAACTCACCCGCAGGGACGGCCAAATCATGTGCTTCACCCTCGAGGAGGACATCGACCCCGACGAGGACACCCGCGAGATTACAGGCTGGACCTACTGGACCTTTGACAGCGAGGACGATTTCCTCGCGGATCGTGGCGCTTCGGTCGATGGTGACCCCGCCGACAACGGCATGGAATGGCTCCTCGGGCGTATCAAAGCCACCGTCACCAAGTGGGCCGAGGGTAGTGTGAAATTCCGCTTCACCGCCGTCGCAGACCCAGACGGTGACTGCGTACCAATGGACTTCTCCACCACCCCGACCACATTCGACGAGGCCGTCGACGCCATCACCAACTACATCTACGAGGCGACCGGCACCGACTGGGTGGAGACACTCAGGGAGGAGACAAATGAGTACGGGGAGCAGACCGTCAGGCTCGGATACCGCGACCCGGAGCACGACGAGGACTGCGTGGTTGATATTACCTCCGTGCTGCTCGACCCGAGGTGGCTCGCCTAAAACCCCAGGCCCCGGCCACGCTAGCCGGGGCCTCAACATTTCGTGAGGGCATTATGTTGATTACGCTTTTGCAGCTGCCTGAGCTGCGGAAAACGCTGGTAAAAAAAGAGAAGTTGCTACCGCCACCGCCTCCGGGGGCGGGGGTTACGGAGCGGCACGTTGCCACCCTAAAGAACGCGTCTTTGTGGTGGGTATCGCGGGACATGACGAAGCTTGCTTTGGATACGGCACCAGATCTGCCACCGTGGACCCCGACAATCGCCGCCCCCGAGACCTCCGGGCTAATGTGGTTCGACCACCCGATCGGCACCACCCCAGCGGACCCCGGCGAGGGATTCATGGCAGATGGGCGGTGGGCCGAGTCAATTCTCGGCTCCGCTGCGGTGCACGGGGTACACTGGTCCATCACTGGCGACCTGCTGAATTTCACCTTCTACGGCGCAGTCTCGGACCCCGTGCAGAGGGCACGCACCGCACCATTATGGCGGGACGTATACGAGATCGCGATGTACACCGTCAGGGGTGATGTGGAGTACTCACCGCAGGTGACACAGCTGCGGGAGCCGTGGGCTGCGCATGTGGTGCACACGATTGGTGCGGCGTGGCTTTTGATGCAGCAGCCGAGGGTAGCGGAGAAGCGCTCACGACGGGCGAGTCTGCACACAGGAAACAAAAAGCGAAAGCCAGGAAAGGAGCAGCTCATTCAGGTGATTGACCTGCGCCGGTTGGCACATAATGATGCAGAACGCGAGCAGAATTACGGCCAGTCACGGGAGTTCCACACGCGGTGGATGGTGCGCGGGCACTGGCGGCAGCAGCGGGTAGGCCCGGGCCGAAAATACACGAAACCTGTTTTCGTCTCCCCTTATCTGAAAGGGCCGGAGGGGGCCCCAATCAAGACGGACCGAGTCAACGCATGGAGACACTAGGCCCGGTGCCGCCCGGACGGGAGCACTGGGTCGTCGCCCCCGTGGTGGCGGCAGCGGACTTCATGGCAGGATACAAGCCGACGACGGCCCGCTCGTATGGGCCGCAGCTGCGGCGCTGGCTGCATTTTTGTGAGGATTCACACCTCGACCCGTGGGCGGTGGCACGTGCCCATATTGAGGGCTACCTGCAGCGCCTGCCCCCATCATCAGCTCAAGGGGCAGCGACGGTGATCTGCCAGTTCTACAGCTTCGCGCACCTGCACGGCCTCACCCAGACCGATCTGGGCTATGGGGTGCGCCGTCCCCACACGGGCCGCCACCGGCCCGGCACCTTTGCGACCCGTAAGGAGCTCACCCGGATGCTCACCATCGCACACGCCGACGGCGGCGACACCTGGGGGCTGCTGACGATTCTCATTCTCATGGGGACACGTGTCGGCGAAACCTGTGCCCTCCGTGTCACCGATGTTGAGCACGCCGGGGACGGACTGCGACTGGTGCTGCACCGCAAACCCAATCACATTGACGCGCTGACAGCCCCTGAGGGGGTTGTGGAGGCCCTTACCCCACTCCTTGCAGCTCGGCATGAGGGCAGGCTCCTACGCTGGCAGGGCCGGGCCATGACCACACAGGATGCCCGCCGGATTGTAGAAGCAGTCGCAGACCGCGCGGGGTGCGAGCAGCACATTACCCCGCACTCCCTCCGCCGTTCTTTTGTCACCCTCGCCCGTGACCTGGGGGTCGATGATGAGGACATCATGGCGATGACAGGGCACTCTGATGTGACGATGATCGCCTACTACGACCGGGGCCGCAGGCAGCGAGGCGGGGCTGCTGGGAGCGCGGTGGACCGGGCACTGCGGGGCAAGTGAGGGCATAAAAAATGGGCCCCAGGGTCTGCCTGATTTGGCACCCTGGGGCCTATTTTTGTGTGTGAAAACCATCTTAATCCGAGCGGTGCCTGTCCTGCTCATTCAGCCAGGCGTAAAAGCTCATGGGGGGCGGGGGCGGCCAGTGCATATCCTGGTCCTCCAGCCAATCCTCGACCCTATGCATCTCGGCGATGGCGTAGGCGGCGTAGTCATCATGCGAGCCGACCTTTGCTTCCAGGTCGGCGACGCGCTGGCCTAGGCGGGTGATGTCGTCCTGCAGCCGCTCAATGGTGGCAGCAGCGGTGGTATCAAGCGTGGCGCGGAGATTCGTGTGGCGTGATTCACGCGACGCGAGCCACGTCCCGCCGGCTGCGATGATCGCAGCCATGAGCGCGTCGGCCCGGTCGAAAAACTCAACGAGAATCCCCACGGGCGAGCACCCCCTCGGCCAGGGTAGCTGCCCCGGTGATCACCACCGCCGCGATGAGCAGGTAGTTTTTTGCGGACACCCATCCCCGTGCCATGTCACCGGTCACCCAAGCACTGACGTAGATGAATGCGAGTAGGAGGGTCAGCCCCATTGCGAGAGCTGTTCCCCACCTGCGGCACCAATACCACCTCAGCCCTGCGAGCATGAGCACCCCGGCGATAATCCACGCTACCACCCACAGGCGCGGGGGGATAATGCTCACCACCATCGAGAGGGTGCTTGGCACATCGCCGAGAATAGGGTCATAGGCGATGCCAGTGAGCACACACCACAGGGCGACGGCGATGATGAGCCCGCGTGCCGCCAACCTCATGCGGGCGGACAATTTCACGCCCATACCTGACCCCCTATCGCTTCAGCAGCAGCGTGTAGTCGCCCGGGAGCTCAGCCACCTTAGACACCTCCGGAGCACTGGAGCCCAGGCCTGCGAGCATGTCCCGAACATCATTGAGGACCATTCCCAAATCGCCGGGCGCGCCGGGTAGTGGCGTGCTCGCTTTGGCCACCTCGGTCACATCACGCACCGTGGTTGGGTCATCGGAGCCGTGATGGGTTTTCGTCGCGGCGATACCCAGGCCGACCGCAGCCAGGATGGAGATGATGTTATCGGCTTGCGCGAGCCACGTGTCGGCCTGTGTGTCGGTCACCCAGCCGCCACCGACGGCGATGGTGAGACCAAGCGCGAGCACCGCGTAGATTATGCGGCGTATCCACCAGGATTCTTTCCAGTTCGCTTTAGGCATTCTCGGCCCCCTTGGTCATGAGTGCGGTGGTGAGCTTGTCGACGGCTTGGGTGAGGGTGTCGAGCTGCTGCTGCTGCCGGGCCACATCCTCACGCGTCAACGCCACCAGCTCAATCATGGTTTTTCCGCCCCCCTCACGGGTGCGGGCTGCTTCGCAGATGGAGTGCTCGTCCCAGCCGTTGAATGCTGGGGTGCCGTCGGGGTGCCTGCCGGGTCCGGCAAGCTGATCCATAATCAAACTTTCTAACATCTTCTTCCTTTCATCATTGGGGGTTTCTACTGGGTGGCCTGTGAAAATGGCCTGTAACTGCTGACGAGTGCCACGGTAGGCGTTGACATCAACCGCCTTAAACCCGGCCACCTTGCCATTGGAGCCGAATTGGAGAATGTCGGGGGTGCGGTCACCCAATGGGTATTCCCACCCCTCGTGATTGTCTCCACCATTGCCCTGGTACAGGTCGCGGGGGCTACCATTGCGGTTCCGTCCATAATTCGATACCCACAGGTGCCCCAGTCCGGCCATTGGCGGTTCCCCGCCCGGCATGCGCTCCCAGTACCACGCACCTGAATAGATGCCGGGCACGTGATAGCCACGCCGCTCAAGCTCCTGCTTGGCTGCCCACACATCGGCCTTGCTTAGGAGCGGTGTGTCCTCCCCCTTGACGGATTCCACATCGATCCACACGCCCAAATCGCGCCTACCGGCCATTTGCTGGTCGATGACATCGACCTGCTGGGCGATGCTGGTGCCCTCTGAGGGTGCCCTGAGGTACCAGTAGGTGGAGACGAGCATTCCGGCGCGCTCCGCATCCTCCAAGTGGGAGCGGAACACAGTATCGCGGTGCGTGCCATCGCATAGGCGGAGGATAGCGAACTCTATTCCCTCCGCCCGGGCGCGTGCCAGGCTTAGCCCATTCTGGTGCTCGGAAATATCAATCCCCATCAGCGTGCCGGCCCCGGCTTGGGTAGGGGCCGGATTGACCGTAGGCCCCGGGTGCGGGTGCGAGTTTAGCCAGCCCATCGGGTCCTGATGGCGGCCACCGATACGGCCCGGCGCTGTCCACACCTCGAAATGCAAGTGCGGGCCGGTGGACTGACCCTCGGAGCCGACCACACCGATCTGCTGCCCCGCTTTGACCACATCACCTGCGGTCACCATGATCCCGGGGTGATGGACGTGGCCGAAAATGAAATCATGCCCACACGACTTTTGCGCATCGAGCCAGATCCATGACCCAAACCCAGACACACTGCCCTGCGGCCGGTCACGGCCTTGGATAATCACCCCATCGGCGGGGGCATAAATCGGTGTGCCCTGTGGGGCTGCCAAATCCACACCCGCATGAAATGTGCCCCAGCGGGGCCCGTATCCGGAGGACAGCTGGAAACTGCCGGCTGCCATCGGGTGATACTCCGCCATAGGCCTACGCCTCCTCATTCTCGGGTGCGTGCTGGTACAGGCCGGTGACATCGAGCCATTTATCTGCGGTGAAATCGACGGGAGGCATGATGATGGCCTGTGCCTGGAGGATGCGCCCATCCACGAGCACGAGGTCACCGGTGATGTACACGAAGTCATTAACCGGCGTGTACAGCTCACCCGGCACGGTCAGCCCTTCCGGAGCCTTGGTGGTCGGTGGGGTGGGTAGCATCTTATTGGCACGCATGGTGCGGTATGCCTTCACCATGGCGGTGTCGGCGGATTCAGCCTGCCTGATCTCCTCGATGTAATCGACGACGAGCCAGGTTCGGAGGTCGTTCGCCTCCTGTTCACTGAGCTTCATCTTTCGAATGTTAGTTTTCACGATGTCTAGCTTGGACTGCAATTTTTTTCCTTCCTGCCTGTTTTCTCGTATCCTGCCCTAATCTGGGCAGCGGTAAGGGGCAGCACCCTTTACAGGTACTGCCCCTTGGTTTCGTGTGGTTATGTTTCGTCGAGCGGGGATGGGATGATCCGGATTTCCAGGCGCTGCCCCCGCCAGGGCTAGGTGGTGAGCGGTATGAGTGCAATGCGGAGGATCGCGCCTTTTTGGTCGGGGCACACGTCGCTGTTGACACCGATTTTCATTTTCTCCTCGATGGACACCACCCGCGTGAGGGACTGCGCCGTATTGCCGCGCAGCCTGCCGAATTCCGGCCACTCCGAGGAGCCTGAGCGATTCAGGGTGAGTGACACCGTGCCCGGATAGACCGCAGATGCGACGAGCACCCACATTCCCGCAGGCGGCGCGGCCACATTCGTGCCCGTGTCCGAGAAAATAAAAGCCGACCCGTTGTAAATGGCTGTGATCTCCCGCGTATCCAAAGGGGTGCTCATGCTGCCACCCCCGTGCCTGCTAGGTGGTGGCCTCGTAGGTGAGGGGTATCAGGGTGAGTGCCAGTGGGGTGCCCTTGAATGTGGCGAGCCGCACATTTGTGTTGATGCCGATACGCGCGTTTTTCGGTGCCGTGATCACCTGCGTAAAGGTTTTCGCCCGTGTGCCCCGCAGTTTCCCCAGCTCCTGCCACGAATCCGGGGCGTAGGTATTCATCGTGACGGTGATGTCCTCCGGGAAAATCGCGGACACAATAAGCACCCAGGTACCCTCGGGGATGATCGTATTGTTCGAATCTCCGCTCCTGACGAATTTTGCTCCGTCGTAGGTGAACGTCTCCTCGAAAAACCCGGTCATTTATGCCACCCCCACCGGGGTGGTTAGGATGCGTCCATCCCGATGACCGTGACTGATCCGATTGCTGAGGATTCGACCTGTGCCACATCGTCGAATGACACGTAGATATAGTCCTCTGCGGATGTGGCTGGGACGATGAAGCTCCGGGAGCGTACCCCCCCCCCCGCTAGAGGCGGGTACAACCCCCACCCTGCGGGATACTGCCCCGTTTTCGCGCTGGTAGGTGAGGATCGCCTGTTCCGGCCCATCCCACGTGATCTTGACAAGATTTTCCCCGGGATAGAGCGAGCACCGGACATGCTCTTGCCATTTCGTGTGTATCCGGTGGCGGTATTCCTCCGGGATGATGGATTCTGTGCTGCCGACTCTGCGACGGATTGGCACACTGTACATTGCCTGTAAAATAGGCTCACTCATAAAATTATCCTTTCCTTATTGTTGGAATTCCTTAGGCATCGGTGGAATCGGCTCCAAAACAGGATCCTGGGGGATCACCGGCTTCGTGCCATCCGGCAGTGTGATCGGCGTAGCGATGATCTCCACACCCCGCACCTCCTGCCCCGCACCGCCCGTAATCCCCGCGATCCGCTTTTTATCGTGCCCCGCGTAGACAGATTCCGTCCGGCCACCTGCGATACTCCACTGAGCAAAATCTGTCAGACCAGAGCGCATGTAAAGCGTAATTTTCAGGTGCCCGTCCCACGACCCTTGCAAGTTCACATAGACGGAATTTGCCCCGTAGCTGGTATTGAGGGTGAAATATTTTTCATAGTCTGAGGACGCATTCGACCCGCCGCCGCCCTGCATCCATTCCACCGGCCTTTGCATACGGAGGGTGTCCGCCGTCCATAGCAGAATTTTATCAATAAAATCTTGTCGCCGTTTGCTGTTCTCAATCGCCACAGAATTGACCTGGCTAGCGTATTTGGTAGCCAGGGCTATTGCCCTAGTCCCGGTGGCGACTGATTCAGCATCTTTCGCCACCGCCAACGCTTTAGCGTTCACCTCTCTCTGAATCCTCAGCGATTCAGTGTTCGCTGCGGCGGCATCCAGCGCATCACGGGCCGTTTTCTGCGTATTCTCCTGCGACTCCTGCATGTAGGCCAGTGACCCGGCCATAGCCCCCACAGATCCACCCAATGCACGCACAGCCCGGTTCGTGGTCTCCTGCGCCACCGTATTGTTATCCACCTGTTTCTGAATCAGCGCATTGGACTGCTTCAGCTGGTCATCAGTCTTTTTCAGGTTTGCCTGCGTCGTAAGAATCGTCGCATTCGTCTCAGCCAGTTTCACCTGTGCTTTTTGCAGCTCCGTGGTCATCGCAGACAGTTCACGGATTGCCTTTTCGTGCATCCGTTGAATCTCGTCCAGCCTGCGAATCGCCTGACGGTTCGATTCAATCGCCGAATTGGCCGCATCAATCGCCCGCTGTGCAGCCTCAAGTGCTTCCTGCAAATAGGCGAGCGTGCCAGCCATCGCAGCCTGAGAACCAGCAAGCGCTTTGACAGCCCGTGCGGTGACTTTAATCGCCTGCTCATGCGCTTCCAGAATCGCCTGCTGCTTGGCGTTAATATCGGCCTGGACGGCCAGCATCTCCCCATGCAGACTGAGGATCGCCTGGTGTTTGTCCACTATCTGCCGGTACAGCGCAGCCACAGCGTCCTTATCGGCACCCGTCGCCCTCGCCGCAGCCTTAGCCTGATCCAGTACTCCACCAGCATCGGTGACAGCCTGCCCAGCTTTTGCCTTAAGGTCACGCACCTCCACAAGCGCTTTATCGACCTCAGCGGACTTACCAGCGACCTTTGTAAGCGTAGCCTCGGCCTGTTCAGCCATCACACGCGCTTTCTCAGCACCGGCCACCGCATCGACCTTTGACCGTTCCGCAGCCTCAGACAAACGCCGAGACTCGGCCAAACTTTCCCGCGATTCTTTCACATACCTGGCCGTATCCTCCAAAAGGACAGCAACCTGGTCGTGCAGCTCACGGGTACCCGCCAGTGCCTCCTTAGCCGCCGCACCATGAGACGCAGCCTCCGCGCTCGCGGTTTTCGCTTCATCATTCAAACGGCGCGCCTGAACCAGTTGTGCGTCAATTTCTTTGCCGGTTTTCTCCACCCCGGCACGGATCCCCTTAACGATCTCCGCAAGTGCCTTATTCTCAGCGAGCTTCGCATCCGACTGCGCCAACAGCCTCTCAACCTCAGCAAGCTTCGCAACCGCAGAATCAAGCTTCGTACGCGATTCCACCAGTAACTTCTGCGCCGCCTCATCAGCCACACGCCCATCAGCCACCGCAGCCTCAGCCCGATCAAGCAGCTTCCCCAGCTCGCCGGCCTTATCCCGCACCTCGCTAAGCGCAGCATCAGCCTTAGAATCAGCCGCCGACGCAGCCGACTTAGCCTCCGACGCGGTTTGACGCACCTCATCCAGCCGGCCACTAGTCTCACGCCGCTCCTGAGCAATCGTGCGCTCCACCTCAGACGATGCCGTGCGCAAAGCATCAGCATCATAAATCAGCTGGTCACCCACATGCACACGCCACCCCACAGGCTCCGACACAGAACCGACATGCGTAACCTTTGTGACCAGCTGCCCGTGCAGCACACGATTCCACACCCTCACAGGCACCAAGTCACCGACGGTGAAATCCTCACCCGGCACCTGCCCCGCGAGACCGGCAGTCTCAATATCCCGCGAGAATCCGACATCTCCTGAGACGCGTTTTTCCGCCGTGTCGAGGATCTTCTCCACATTCGACACGTGCTGCACAGCATCAATTTGCGCATCGGCACGCACGAAGGCACGCCCAAACCTTTCGACGGGCCTGTGGCCGTCGCCGAGTTTGGCGATGAAACCAAGCTCACGGTCATCCGCAGGCGCGGGGGGCGCGTCGTAGCCCTCCGGCCACGTCACAGCCCAGGACCCCCAGGTGAATGCTGCCATCCTGGAAGCGATCGTCAGCGACCCACCGGGTGCAATAAGTGGTGCTGTACTCACGCAACCACCCCCTGTAGAACATCAACTACCATGATCGGCTTCTCCCACGTCCTCTCCACCGTTGTGTCACCGTCACGCACCCGTACAGGGCCATCACCGGGCAGCCACAGGCGTACATCAATATTCACGCCCGCATTCGCGGCCACCGAAGCGACCGTGTCCCACAGGGTGCCATCATTTTTCCGCACCGTCACCGACAAAGGCGACGCGTGCCCAGATTCTGCCCAGTCCACCACCATGTCCGGATCATCTGTCCACCCGTAGGCAGTGTTGACCGCGTCGAGGGAATCCTGAATGACGGTACGGATCACCGTCTCAGGGGCACCACCCACGGTGTAGTGGGTGGCTTTCGTGGCGAGCTCGACACCCGCATACACCCGCGGCGTGACGTAGCGACCTGCGGCATCCTCATGCCACGTGTCAAACCGCGCCTGCCATGACGGCGGATGCGACGGGCACGGCTTCAACTGGAGCAGTGACCGAATGTGCACGCCCTCGATAGTGAGCTGATAGGGCCGATCCATGCCCCCCTCAGCCACACGCGACACCACCATGTAGGTGGAAGTCCGCTCCGGTGTCGCCACCATGACAAGGAAACGCCGGTCAGTGTCCGGGGCGAGCTGGCCTGTCTTATCGAACCGGCCGACCCCCTCACCGATGAGCACATCCGCCACGGGGTGAATATCACCCGTCGAGGTGGCCGTCGGCACCACAAGGTTGAGGGGGGAGTCTGCTTGCCCACGGGTGTCCTCGGCACTCAGCTCGCTAATGGCAGTGATGTCCATTATGAAGTTGCCGTCACCATCAAACAGCCCAACCCACCTCCCCATATTCGTCACAGTGACGACAATATGGTGATGTAGTTGTACCCACGAAAAAGCCATCAGAACCACCCCAGCACAGAAAAATCACACACCATCCGGGCCCCACCAGGAATCCTAAACACACCCGACGCACCCGGAGGCACACCCTCAAAAACAGTGCCCCGCAGTGAGCGCCACAACGACACATCACGGACACCATCCACATCGGTGACCTCACCCCCAAGCCACGGGTCAAAATTCAGCACCCTGACAGCAGACACAGGCGGCAGCTGCACAGCAGCACCTGACGGCATCACCAAAGACCCAGCCGCAGACCACGTCACACGCGGCCACACCCAGTCGACACCATCATTCACAACCGTGGCACCACCCACGTATTCGCGGGTGACAACAGCCACCCCCCGATCGCACACCAACCGCATAGGCAACTCCATGAACCCCACATCATCGGGCTGGACCTCCGGCATCCCCGGCGTGAAATCAGCGACCAACCTCACTCCAAGGGTACGGGGCTCACCGTCACCCACACGGGCAGTCAGCACACCCGGCACAGTCGTCGACCACGAACCCAGCCACTCAGCCAGCACAGCACCCATCGACTTGCCGACCATCGAACCATCGACCACCACAGTGAACTCCACACTCATCGGGTCGAAACCGGCCTGGAAGTCCGCCAGCCGCTGCCCCGACAAGCCCGCAGCTTTCACCACAGTCTCAGGACGCGACGGCCACAAAACAGGGACCGTCCCCTCCTTCACAAACACCCCGCGGGGCGGGGTGGCCCCCATCAAAGGCCACACCACCCCCGATGGCGACTCATAAACCAACTCCCACGTAGCCATCTATTTACCTCCCATCGCAAGCGCACGACGCAACCGCTCCTGACCATCAGACAGGCTCCGCGCCTCAATCCGATCCACACGACCAACAACTCCGCCGAGCTGCTCCACAAGGGCCAACATGTCATTGACATACTGGTCAGAGGACACAGCCAGCCCCTCCGCAGGCGCAGTAATATTCACCACCTGCGGGCGACCCTGCTCACGCGCCAACTGATTAGCACGCACACCCTGAGCCCGAGCAACATCAGCGCGAGCCGCACGCACCACAGCATCCGACTCCACCAACGCTTCAGCAGACCCACGCTCATACGCAGCACCAGCCTTAAGAGACTCAGAGCGCTCACGCAAACGCTGCAAATACTCACTCTCCGCAGCCTCACGCTTCGCATCCTCAATCTTCCTTTTCAGGCCGATCTCTTCATCGTCGACCTGATCCAAAGACCGCTGGAATTTCTGATTCTCCACCCGGCGCAAAGCCTCACCGAAAGCAGACCCCTCAATGATTTCCTTACCGCGCTCATCATGCTTAAAGAAGAACTCGTATTGCGCCGCCTTAATCGTCTCCGCCATGGAGTCCTGCAGCTCACGGTATGGTTTACCGGCCTCGGATGCCAAAAGCTCCGTGATACGCGCCTGGGTAGCGTCGTACTCTCGGGACGCACCATCATAAATACGACCCCAGTTCCCGACACCCCTACGCCAGCCGGAATCCTGCATCCGCGCCCGAGCCTTAGCAGCCACCTCCATGAGGCGGGCGATCTCCTGACCCGTCAGGGCCTCAGACTGGCTCATCGTGCCCTGGCCTTGCAGCTCAGCAAGGCGCTTTTCAGCCTTGAGCCGATCCTCACCCAGGCGTACAAGGTCGCGCTGTGCCTTAATCTGGGCGAAAACCGACTCCGTCAAAGCAATCGACGCATCAACCTGCTTTTGGAGTGCCTCGAGCTGCGCAGCATCACGCTGGTGCTGCAAAGCCAAAAGCTTCGGGGAAACCTTAGCGTAGAGATCGATCTCGCGCTCGAGCCCCATTTGTTTCGCGGTTTCGAGCTTGTCGAGCCAGGCAAGTTGCTCATCAATCGATGCACCGGTCAGCTTACGGGCAGCATCAGCGCCCACAAGTTGCTCAGCGATCCGATTCCGCTCCACCTGCTGGAGCCCCTGAGCCGCGCGGATCATCTGCTCATTCCAACCCACATACTCCAAGGACAAGTCCCGGAATGCCCACGCCCGGCGATCCTCGAGACGCTGGCGTTCGTCGGCTAGTTCTTTCTCAGCCTGGGCAACAGCCACCACACCATCGAGACGCGCCATACGCAGGTCGAACTCCGCCGTGCGGGTTTTCCACACCGCAGCCCTCAGCGCCGTTTGCGCCTGCACAATCTGCACAGAGGTCTCCACCACGGTTTTACGGAATCCGGCAGCAATATTCGCCAGCTCCACGAATCCGCCCATGGCCTCATGGATAGCCTTCGCGGATTCGATCCGCATGCGGTTCACGCGGTCGATGATGTCCTTCACCAAATCCACGATGAAGGTCATGACCTGGATTGCCATTGCGATCTCGGCATGTCCCGCAGCAGCCGCAGCCTGGGCAACCACATCACGGGCACTCGACAGGTCAAGTTCCGCTTTCAGCACCTTTTCCTGTGCTTTCTGCACAGCGTCAGCGCGCTTATCTTCAGCATCGCTGGAGTGATCCGCAATATCCTCACGGACGCGGCTCAGCTTCTCCTCAGCTTTCGCCACCTTCTCATTCGCGGCGGTAGCTTTATCACCTGTCGCTTTGGATGCTGACTCACGCGCCTTAGCGAGCGCATCCTCAGCATCCTTGAGCTTGCGGGCATCCTGTTTCGACATTTCCGCCGAATCGGACTGCGCCTCGGCTAATTCTTCCTGCGCTTTTTTCAAAGCGTCGGCTTTCTCAGCCAGCTTCGCAGCCGCATCACCCTGCGCCCCGTAGGAGGCTTGGAGTTTGTCCCAGCCGGACACCAGCCCAGCGGTCTTATCGGCAACCTCCTTGAAAATACCCGGCAGGGAACCGACAACCTCATGCCACTCCTTGACAGTGGCAAGGTCAGCAAAAGCCGTCACATTCGGCAAATACTGCTCGAAGAGTTTCCGCGCCCCAGTCTGTGCTGCATCCCCTGCACCACGATAATCACCCTGCTTGACAAGGTCAGCAACACGATTCGCCAATGCCCCCACATTATTAGCGAGGGCGTTGAGCGCCTGCAATTGCGGGGCGTTGACCACAACCTCGTCGAAACCGGAGAAATTAAATGCTGCACCACCGGCGGGCAGGATACCACCAGCGTCGTACACACCCGCGAAGGACGGCAGGATACCACCGTCGGCGTAGCCGTGGCCATGACCCCACATGGAGGTCAAATCCGTGCCATAACGGCTGCGGTAGTACCTCAAAGCGGCGTTCATGTTCGCCCACGGGTCCCGACGGTCATCCGGCAACTCCGGATCACGGTTCGCTGCGAAAGTTCCCGGAATGATCTGCAACAGACCGACACCAGCGGATTCACCCGTACCGTTCACATCCACGATTTGCTGAGCGATACCGGGATTACCGCCGGATTCGGACTGAATCTGCGCCAACATCGCATTCACCTGCGCCGGATCATCAGCATTAAATCCCTGGCGACGCATCGCAGCCATCGCCATATCACGCCACGACTCCGCACTCCCAGAGGTACCAGCCGACCCGGAAAATGTGCCGGCCTTTTTGGACACAAAATCCCACGCCGCTTTCGCCACGGTCTGCAACGCAGCAGCAGGGAGGCTACCCATCATGCCAAGCGTGTCGGCACCAGGGAACGCCCCAATAGTGTTAATAGCCCGATCCCAGATTCCCTTGACCATCGCCATGAGATTGAAGCCGGAGCCACCCGTAGCACCCGGCAGATACTCGCCCAGGATGGACGCGAGGGTGAGCTTCGTTGGGAAATACGAGTGCTCGGAACCCCAGGCGGAGCCACCCCACAGAACACCATCTCCGCCACGGGATTCAGCATTGGTGCCCGCGAGGGTACCCGCCATGTGATCGGAGGACACGCCGACCGTCACGGGGCCACTCAGACCCCTGACGAAGCCCCACGCCTCCGGGTTTGCCATCAGCGAGGTCGTATTGAACAACCGGCCAGCGCGCCCGTCACGCCCGTTGATCTCGTTGAGAATACCCGACCACAGGCCGGAGCAGTCCCACGATGGGTCACCGACACCACCCCACTGGTAGGGCTTGCCTGCTTCACGCTCCATGAACGCGATGGCGCGCTCAATGTTTGCGGACTGCTCCTCCTTGCGGGCAGTGTCACCGTTGGGGAGGAACATCCCGCCACGGGCGAACCGGAATTGGGCACCCTCGCCGATAAGCTTCGCAACAGCCGAGCGGCCACCCTGGCGGGCAGCCTTATTAATCGCGTCGATCGCATTCGGCCCAAACGCCTGCGTCGCTTCCGGGCGCAGAATCGACTCCCCACCCGAAAGCCCAATCGCCATGCCAGTGCGGGGGTCGACAAAATTGTAAATGTCCCTGCCAGGTGTGTAGCCAGGGAGGATACCACCTGTGGCGAAGCCCAGCTGGACGGGCTGCATTTCATCCAGGCCGACGAGCTTCGCTACGCCATTCCACGCTTTGAGGAGCCCGTTATTCCACACGGTTTCCACCACGAATTTGATGGGCTTAGCGGCAAGGTCACGCAGCTTCCCGAACGCCTCCCCCATCGAATCCATCGCCTTGTGCGTTTTATCTTTGAGGAAATCAATCGCACCCTGGAATGGCGCAAGCACTGTGTCTTTGATTTCCGCCCAGGCCTGGTACATGACCATCTTGTAGTGCAGCCACGCCTGCTCCATCGCGTCGGAATTGCCTGAGAAAAGCGCCCGCACGAGGTCCCACACGGCCATAAACGGCTCGATAAACACGGTGCGGAGCTGGTCCCACACGTCGAGAATGCGGTCACGCCACCCCTCAACATCGACACCCAGTGATCCCAGCACGCCTGTGACGAAATCGCCCATTGCGCCGAAAACATCAGAGAAACTCTGAATACTGCCAATTGTGTTATTGAAAAGATCGCCCATCTGGGAGAACCAATCCACAAGCGGGGCCACAAAATTGTCAAGGAAGTCCTTGACAACGCCGGTCACCCACTCAAAGGCATCAGCAAGCCCACGGATGACCCCAACCACGAGCATGATCGCACCACCGAGCACCCCACCAAGGATTTCCGCCACAGTCTTGAAAACGGGGATGAGCACCGGGGACAGTACATTCCACACAGCCTGCAGGGCGGACACGAGCGTGGTTACCGCAGTCCAGAGCACATTTCCCACAACCTGGGCGAGCTTCAACGCAATCCCCGCAACATTCCCCAAGATGCCACCCACAGAGGACAGAATCGGCCCCAGCTGCGACATCAACATGCCGCCAAACTGCGCCAGAATCGGGGACACCTGCTGCCACAGATTCCCCAATGTCTCGAAAAACGTCCCCAACGCGGACTTAACCCACTCAAACGCTTCACCCAAATGAGTTTTCAACCCCATGAACGCGTCACCGGCCTTGTACGCGAAATCCAGAATCGCAGCAGCCCGCTCCTCACCAAACCACTCCGAAAGCTGGCCCATGCCGAAATCTTCACCGTGGAACGCAGCGGTAATCTCCTGCCACGCGACCTGAACTGCCTCCACGAAGATTTTGATTTTCCCCGTGAGCGCGTCCCAGGTTTCAGTCAGGAATCCTGTGAGTTTCTCCCACGACTCGCGCATGAAATCAACGAGCTTGCCCCACAGTTCCCGGCCTTTTTCCGTCTTTGTGAAAAAAGCCCACAGGGCGACACCCACAGCGGTCACAGCAGCGACAACAGCCAGAATGGGGGCAGCAGCAGCCGCAAACCCGCTAACGAGCCCACCGATGTCAGTGCCAGCGGCCAGCGCAGCAGCCGACAACGCACCCATCACCTTCGACACCTGCGCCACAATCAGCACACCACCAGCAAGCGCACCAATAGCCGCAGCGATCCCCAAGAAAAGCTTCGGGTGCTTCTCCGCAGCCTGCGCGACCTTCCCCATCGCATCAGACACCGCCCCCAAAATCGGCAACAGCGCCGTCCCTAAGGCTTCTTTCATGTTGTCCATGTGCGCCTTAGCAACCTGCACCTTATGCGCCGCAGTATCCGTCTCACGACCAAACTGCCCCTGCGCAGAACCTGTCTGCTCCGTCAAAAGCGCCAACAGCGCCTGCGTTTTCGCCTGCTTCTCAGCCTCGCCCGTCAGCCCCGACATGCCCATCTCGGCCATCTTCGCATTAATGTCCGCCTGCTTAATGGACACACCATAGCGCTCAATCGGGTCGGTCTCACCACGCAGAGTCGCCCCCAAAGCTTGCACCGCGTCCTCAGTCGGGCCACCAAACGTTGCTGCTAGGTCAGCCCCCATCTTCACCAAATCGGCAGACTTATCCGCCAACTCGTCCATCGGCACACCCTGGTTTTTCAGCATCGCGCCAATGTAGGATGCCTGCTCACGATAGGCGTTACCAGATAGGCCCACAGAATCAGCTGCGCTCTTAGACAGGTCATTAATCTTCTGGGCATGATTCTCAAAAATCGACTCAGCGGCCCCATAGGACTGCTCAGCATCGGCTGCATAATCCGCAGCCCCCTTACCAAGCGCCGTCAACCCACCAAGCGCCACAGTGGCGTGCAGCTGCATCTTCTCCGCAGCCTTTCCAACCGCAGAACCCACCTGCTTCGAGGAATACCGCACCTTCTCAAACGCCTCAGACAGCTTCGACGTGGACTTAACCGCGACTTCCTGCATCTTATCCAGCTGCTTCGTCGACGCGATCACATTCTCGGAGGCCTCAGCCGCTTCATTCTGCGCCTTAGTGAGCTTCTCCTCCGCAGCTGTCACACGGTCCGCGGTCCGAGCTGCAGACTGGCGTGCCTTCTCCAGAGAATTCTCTTTGTCAATGACCATCGTCGTGGCCTGATTACGAGCCTTCTCCAGGTTCGCCTCAGCATCTGCGAGCTGCTTCGCCGTCGAATCCGCATTGCCACGCACATCAGCGAGCTTCTGCTCGGCAGCAGCGACCTTTCGGCCAGCGTCCTTACGGGCTTGCTCGAGTTTGATCTCCGCAGATTCAACAGCCTTCGCCTTAATCTGCGCGTTATCCCGCTCAGTGGCAAGCTTCTTCTCACAGGAGGCAACCCACTCTGCGGCTTTCGCTTCCCGCTTGCGTGCCTTCTCCACCCGTGCGGTAGCCTGCTCCACAGCCGAAGCCATCCCATCCCCGAAAGCGGTACCCGACGACTCGCCCACCTTCTTCAGGGTGGGGATAAGCTTCTCCTCGAGTTGCTTCCTCACCGCGCCGAAAGAAGGCACGATCGGAAGTGACGCGTAGCCCACAGATGCCATTTGCTGCTCCTTTTACGTTATAACCCCTCAGCCTTGAAAAACGCCTGCCTACGTTTCTCAGCGGCACGAATCCTCGCTTTTTTCTCCTCCCTCAACCGCTCCCGACGCGCATCCTCCCGCATCGTCATCAGAGGGTGCTCACTCTCCGTCAACGCGTAGAAAATACCCCCGAGAATGATCTGCTCATGAGACATCGGGTCACGGTCGAGGATTTCTGACCAGAAATGGGACCCGAAGCGGTCGAGGTGTTCAGCAATGAGCAACACACGCCGGGTAGACAATCGCCTACCCGGTGGGGTGCGCCACCAATCCCACAGGTCCAACCCCATCATGAGCAGATCGAATTCGAGCGCGTCACGGTGCTTCAGCACCAGAGGAAGAAGCGAGGTTAATCTTCCCCCTGGCCTGTGACCTCGTTGTATGCGGGCATGACCTTATCAACAAGCTCGCGGGCCGTAAGCCCCATAAGCGTCGCACGGCGACGATCGTTTGCCGTGAACAGGCCCAGGGTGAACGTCATGAAATTGCCCTGCTCCGCTGCAGTCATCGTTTCCACCGACGCGTCCATCGGGTCGGCGAACATCTCAAACTTTTCCTTCTTGCCTCGCAGCTCCACTTCGACGGTGACGGTCTCCGGCTCGTACTCACTGCGGGTTGTGGTTTTCTTCGTTTCGGCCATGATTTTGTGGTCTCCTTTTCGCTCAAAGCCTAAAAATTGTTGGTGTCGTCGTTTTTCACTTCACCCACACCCAAGGAGAACATGCAGGTCAAGGGGTGGGTAGAGGAGGAAAAGCGACCAAAAATATCCCCTACCCACCCCGCTCACATCAGCTAGTGAGACTCGGTACCAGATGCGCCGGACGGGTTCGACGCGACAGAGGTGCGGCTACCCGCCTCACCGGACGGTGTCGCCGTCTCATCAGCGGGCTTACCTTCACCAAGCTGGTAGGTGTCCTTACCTGCAGTCTTAGTGATGTCAGCATCCTTTACAAAGCGACGCACATCGAGCTCCACGAGCTTGCCCTCCTCAATCTTGAATCGACGCTCCTCAAACACCGCCCGCTGCTTATCGGGACGGTACCCAAACGTCACGGTGGTAGCCTTCGGTGCCGAGCCACGACCCTGCTCATCCACACGAGCGGTTGCCTTCTCACGGGTAGCACGCAGCGACACGGTGCCATCCTGGTTAACATTGACCGTCAGGACATGCAGCATCGCCACCTTGTTGGAATTGACGACAATGCGGGTGCCATCCTTGACCTCAGACTCGGGCCACTTGATGTAGTCCAAGACCTCATTCTCATCAAGGACCTCCACCTGGCCCGTCACAGCACCAGCCTTGTACTGGTAGCTGATGACACCGAATCCGGTACCGGCAGCGGTGGACTCATCAATCGTACGGGTCAGACCAACCTCGGAATCATCATTGAGGATGCCGATGACCTCCCAATCAGGCCCAATAAGGCCCTTGTAGCCAACCTTTGGATCATCCGCGCGGGACACAAAGACCAGCTGGTCCTCGAGGGGCTGCACCCCAGCCGGGTCGCGCAGGAAATTCGTTTCTGTCATTTTTTCTTCCTTCCTTTAGAAGTGATCGAACGTTTTTGTTTGCATCCGTATTCGTGGGGTTCTCACCCCGTAGGTGGCAGATGCCACCCACCCACCGAGTTTTGAATCTTTCGTCACAATGAGGCCCCCACCTGCGGTTACGGACAGGCCTGCGAAGTGCAGCGGGGAGAGGATCGCCGCGTCAAGCGCCGCCATTATGCGCCGGACAGTCGGCCCGTCTCCTCCATGCACGGTGACGATGACCTGCTCCTCAGACCACGCCCCCGCAGTGACCGGCGTACCATTCGGCAACACTGTTACTACGGGGTTGTTTTTGGGTGTCCATTTGGGGGGCACCTCCGTCCGAATCAGCTCGGCCTGCGTGCCGAGGACACGTCTCAGCCGGTCACGCATCATCTGCGGCGCGTCTGCCTGCACCCACATCAATCGCGTGACCTCCGAATCGTCAGCCCCCGCTTCGCTGCAGCACCCGTGAGGATGCCATGCTTCGCCTGCCTAGCCAGCCCCGACGGGTGCCGAATGGTGACAACCTCCACAGGCCGCCCTTGACCACCCGAGGAGGACCACACCCCAACCTCAACATCGGAGTCACCAATACTCTTGCGAACATCGTCGGCAATCCCCTCCGCGTGCTGCCGCAGGACGGGGCGGAGTTCCGTCTCAGTCCACTTGCTCAGCTTTTTGAAATCCAGGAAAATCTTCGGCTCCTGTTTTTGCCCCACTTAGGCCTCCTTCCGCTCGAGAATGAACTCAACCCTCGGCACGTGCCAAGGGTTCCACGGGATCCGGCCCACCGCCCAATCAAAAGGCACATGGGCCACCCTGTATGGGATTCCGCGCCAGGTGACTTCCTCACCCTCCGCGATGATGGTGCCCGGTGGGGCGAAAACCTGTAGGCGGGTTGTGTCCCCGGCGGTCACATCATCGGAATCAACCTTCGATCTACCCGCAGGCTGCACCATGCAACCAGGAATGTCACGCGATTCCACCGGGGTGACAATGTTGCCGTCCCAATCGGTGACCGGCTCCCCACCCGTCACAGTTATCGTTTCGCTCAAAGCGGCACCTCCGGCCACCTACCAGGCTGAGGAAAACACCCAGACGGAGCGCCGTCGACCAGGCCCAAATATTCGGCCAGCTCATCAGTCAAGGTGACACCACCCCAGTCGACGTGTGCCACATCGGCGTAGGTCACCGAATCGGACACCTGCCCCGTCGTCGACGACACCGACCGCACACCTACATTCACCCCCACAAGCACGGGGGCAGATACCATTTGGCGCACCACACGACGCACCGCAGCAGGAAGCCATGGCACACTCCGCAGCTCCTCACCTAGCACACGACCACGACGCGCGAACTCCAGCTCGATGATCTCGACCGCATCCTCAATGAGGACTGCGACGCGCTCACGCTCCAAGGCCGTCAGCGGTCGTGGTAGGCGCTTCTCAATATCCTCGGGGGTCACACCAATCAGGTCACCCACAGGCATCACCTCTTACGCTTTTGAGCAGGCTGCAATAATCTCCCGCACACTCATGCCAGATGTCTTAATGCCCAGCTGCTTCGCGTAGGCCTCCCATTCGGCTTTGGGCGCGGTTTTCCGTGGCCTACGAGCAGCGGGCGACGCAGGCTCGACAGGGGCAGGTACGGGGGTTGGGGTGGGGGTGGGGGTTTCGGCGGGTGCTTCCTCCACGCCCTCCGGAACGATGACACCCCGCTCCACGGCTTCCGCCCACTCGGGCAGCGTCATGTTCACCTTTTCCCCCGGTTGGTGCAACGTGTACCCCACCCGAAAAAACTTGGTGAAAACGCCGATCATTAGGCCATCAGCCCAGTCAAATGCACCGCGCTCTTCGGGTTATCCACCCCGTAGGCACGACGGTGAACCACATCCGAACGGTAGGACATGTTCGAGCCACCCAGCTTCGAATCGCCATGCTCAGCGTAGAAGTCCGTGATCTGACGCGGCTCACGCTCCGCACAGAAACCGGTCACGCCCTCCTGCGCCAACCAGGCCTCACCCTTCGGCAGGGACGGGTCCTTCACGATGCGGATACCACCAAAGATGGTCGGATTCTGAGACAGGGGCTTAAACAGCGGATTCTCGCTCGCCATGTCGCCGATATAGAGCTTCTGGATCTCCTCATTGCGGAGCAGCGCGGTCACCGTCGCCGGGTGAATCCACAGCAGGTCCGGAGCGTAGGTGAACTGGAAACCACCCTCCTCAGCGCCGAGGATGATTTCCTGCGCATCCCACATGTCATCGGCGGGCTTACCACCCTTATTCCAGGGGGTTTTCGCAGCCAGCTCGGGGATTGGTGCGGCCTTCAGCGCCTTGATCGCATCCTTCACCTCACGGCGCTTCACTGTGTTGGCACGGCCCTCAAGCTCGAGGGCAACCTGACGGGTGAGGTTATCCTGACGCTGCTCCCAGGACACACGAATACCGATACCGACCTTCTCAATCGCGGCCGTGTGCTGGGTGCCCTTAACAGGGTCACCGATCGGAATCTCCGCGAATTCCGCCAAGTCCTCCATCTCCTGGTCAAGCGCATTCGGCTTCGCATCATCCCACGCGATGACGCTGGAATCGGCCGTCACGGGGCGGAAGAACAGCTTCTGAGCCTCCTGCCCATCAAGGAGCAGCTCCTTGAACTTGGTCGGCAGGTAAGTCGGGTTGGACAGCATCTCCTCGACCGTCAGGCCGGAGGTGATGTCAAAAATAGAGCTAATGGTATCTGCCATGATTTATCTCCTCTCTTCTTTGTCAGGCACCCACGGTGGGGAGCTGATTGACGACAGTGACGACAGTGCCTGCGGCACCGTCTCGGGCGGCGACGCCAATGAGCACGGTGCCAGTTGCGGCGCACTTGCCGTCCTTCGCGGCGTACACGGCCTGGCCTGCCTTGATGGCGGTGGCATCCCCGTCGACGGCGATCTTCACACCAGCGGTGCCGTAGTGGACCGCAACGTTCGTCGGCAGAGTGGTGACCTTCGGGTCAGCCTTCTCACACACGACACCGAAAACCGGGCCGGTCGCATCGGCATACTTCACAACCCCATTGTCAATCTTGACGAGGCGGAACTTGTCCAGCGCCTGGCCTGCGGGGAATGTGATTGCCCCGTGCTTAAAAGTCGGATTACTCATTCCGAAAATTCCTTTCTACTTGTGAGTGCGCTCACGCACAAGCGCATCCAAATCCTCGATACTCGTTCCAGTGGAGATGGCTTTTTCCACATCCGGGGCAGCCCCATGACCCAACTCCCCCATCGGGATCGTGTTCTTCGGGATGCCGGAGTACAAGGCCCGCGCCTGCACAGGATCACGGCGCATGTGGTCGATGTACTGGGCACGCCGCGCAGCGTTAATCCGCCCCTCAGCAATCCAGGTATCAACCTCGGCGACGAGCTTTTCATCGTCGGCCTGCTTCTTCGCCTCCCAGCCACGCTGGGCGGCATCCACAAGGTCCTGGTAGGTGCCACGGTCAAGGGTGATTGTCGCCCCGTCCGGGGTGCTGGTGGCGTCAGGGGCGGGCGCGTCCGGCTCCTCCTTATCCGCAGCCACGACCGTCACCGTCACGGCACAGTCGATGCTTTCTTCGCCGGAGGTCACCGTGATGACCACATCGACGGTGGTGTCCACCTCGGCGGCGGGCGCGTGGACTGTGACGATGCCAGTCTCGGCCACATCGGCGGTCCACCCCTCGGGCAGGTCACCCACGGTGACCTCCACCCCCTCAGGGAGCTCACCGACAGGAGCAATATCCACAGCCCCCGTCGGGTTCACCTCCACAGCCTCGGGATACTGCACATCGACCTCCGCAGTGACCTTCAGTGCTTCGTTTGTCATTGTTGCCAGGTGGGCACGCAGTACCCCCGCGTCTACACCCAGCTCACTCGCCAGATTCTCAATTAAATTCACAGGATTCTCCTCCTTTTTCAGATTCCTAAAAAGCTTCTCGGGCGGATCACCACGACGACCCCGATAGTGGGCCACCACACGCGACCGCTCCCACGACGCAACCATCGCAGGCGCACGCCCATCCTCAACCGCATCAGCCAGACCACACGCCACAGCCTCATCAGCCGTGAACCACGTTTCATCCCGCATCGCAGCACGCCACGTCTCCGGGTCACCGCCGGCCTTACCGGCATAAATCCCGGCAAGTTTCCCACTGATACGCTCCAAATCCGCGACCTGACGCTGCAGCTCCTCCGCGTTCCCGGCAGTCATCGTCAGCGCATCATGGATCATCATCTCCGCATCGGGGCGCATGATCACACGATCCGCACCACCGACCACAATGAAAGACGCCGCGGATGCGGCCAGGCCCTCCACGACGGCGGTTACCTCACCATCGAAAACCCGCAGCGCGTTCATGATGGCGAGCCCGTCGTACACATCCCCACCGGGCGAATTCACACGAAGCGTAATTTTCTGACTGTCGACGGCCTGTAGCTGCTCAACGAAAGCCTTCGCCTCCACATCCCAGCCAATTTCGCCATACAGTAAAACCTCCGTGTAATCCACGGAGGCACCATTAGCCACACGACTCAATTTCATTCATCCCCTTTCACAGGCACAACCACATCCCCATCCAGTACCGGATCCAAACCAACGAAACGCATCGCGTCCTCCGCGCTGAATCCCATTTCGATGAGGTCTTTCGCGGCCTGCGTCTTTTTCGCCATCTCATCCGCAGACGGGGCACCAAGCTTCGGGTTTTCCTTCTTCGCCTCAGACAACGGCCGCTTACCCGGCAGAGAGTACCGTCGGCGCGTGTCCTCCTCCAGATCCCGATCTGGAAGTAGCACGCCTTTATCCACCAGCGTGGATAGCGCCTCGGCAGTGAGTTCCTTCTTCGAGGCAATCGGGTCGAACACGATCCTCGGTGCCAGCCCCTCGTAGTCAGGGAATGCGACATCGACGAGGTCCTCAACAATGTGCTGGGTGGCAGTATCAGCGATGGATTCCGCGATGGTTTGCAGGGACTGGACGAAAAAGTCCGCTTGGGTGTCCGCCAGCGCGTAGGAGCCTCCCTTGCCTTCAAGATTGAGGAAGTGCGCCAGCACCGAGCGAGCGATCATCGAATCGTGATAGGCAATCGCCTCGCGCGGGGACACAATCTGGCCCGACACCCCCATGAGTGAAAGCTTCGCACCTGCCGGGATTGCAGCCCCAGCCTCAGCACCAGCACGTAGTGCTGTCGCGATGTTCTGTCCCTCATGCAGGTCAGATCCCGGCTTCTCCAGAAGCCCAGACCCCTCATAGACAGGCACTCCCATGCCGTTGCGCTCAAGGGTCATGGCCTCCAACCGCAGCAGACGGTCTTTCAAAACCCAATGTTTGTACGCGGGCCGCAAAACACTTGTTCCCGTCCAAGACGTGTCATGCGGGTCATGGACGTAGGCGACGAGCCGGTTGACGGGGATTGTCACCTCCGGGAAAGTCCCCTCCGATGTTGTCACCCCCGACTGCACGATGGATACAAGCCCACCGTCGCGAGCAACGTTGATTTTCCGGATCGACCCCGGCAGTCGTGGCGCAAGCTTCCTAAGCCGGACACGACCACCACTGATTTCGTACACCTGCTCAAAAAACATGTGCCCAAACTGCAGGCACAAAAGCGCCATGTGGAGGTGCTCTGACCACGACACACGACCAGCACGTCTAGGTAACGGACGCGAAGAATCATCACCCCGAACCGGCAGACGCAGGTCCTCAGCTACTAGACGAACAACCTCCTCGTCGGCACCGTTCGCATCGACATACCAGGAAGCGCGCTCAATCGGCAGAGTGACAGCCTTCAACACGGAGGCGACCTGTGCATCCTCACGCCCCAGCTTCGCAAATGTTCGCACACTACGCGGATACCGCAAAGCCAGATTGTCATCACGGGTTGCCGACAGCGCGGAGGTCACACCATGCCCCAGCTCGCGGGTCACAGCCAAAGACGGCTCAATCTCGACCACTTTTGCCCCCTCCTTTCTAGAAGCTCAACGCAGCCACCGGATTGACCGGCACCTGCACATCAGAATTGCTAATCCCCACGGGGACACCCGCACCAACCTTGCGAGAAAGTTTCTCAGGCTCCACGTCCTCCACTGACAGAGACTGCACCGCCCACACCGCGAACGACGCAGCAACCAGCGGAGTTATATCCCCCTCCCTCGATGGGGTAAACGCTCGACCTCCGGACGTTTCACGAAACCCGGCACACAGCAGGGCTCGTTCCCACCGCTCATCCCCGTCGTGGCTGATCCGGCCCTCATTCCACAAGGTGAGGAACTCCTCCGTCGCAGCTTTCACGGTGGTCCAGGTCATTTCGTCACACCGCACCCCCACCAGCTCCAGGGGCTTCACCAGTGTGGACGCGGGCGACTTCGTGTCAACCATCACCCCCGACGGGTCCACGACCTCCACGGTGCCAGCAACACCATTCACGAGAGCGTCACGGTCAAACCCCACGTCTGGGGCAATCGACAGGAAAACTCCACCAGATGCTGTGCGAGTGGCGGACACCACCGACGCGGTCTTAGCGCCCGGTGACACATCCACAGCCAAAAAAACATCACCCACATCCCCAGGCCACACCACCGTGTGTTTACGCCAATCCTCAACCGGGATTATCGGCACAAAATCAAGGTCCTCACCATCACGCGGCACCCAATTACCGGTCCCCAAATTCTCCACGATGAACGCATCACGAAGCACCTCAGACGTTTTCGCGGATGCCGCCTTATTCTCGATCTCCACAAGCTGCACACCCGGCTTCGGAGCGTCCACAAGCGACGGATTCGTTTTAGCCCACGTCTCCGGGTCAAAAGGATCAGCCCCCGGCTCCATCGACCACTCCTTGTACAGCACGTTTTCTGCACCGTCACGAGCAGCCCACCGCTTCGCGGAAAATACCGCACCATGAAAATGCTCAAACCTATCAACCGGCGACGAAATATACACCCGCTGCGCATTCGGCTTCGCCAACGTCAACGACTCCAGGCCAGCGTTAATCTGATTCGGCAACGAGAAACACTCATCCAACACGAGCAGCTCTACCGACAAGCCACGACCCGTTTTCGGGGTGCGGGTACGGAACTGAATCTGAGCATCATCACCCAGGCCAGGGAATTGGATCGATTCCTTCCCGTTGCCTTTCATGCGCCTGGGCTGTTTGCCATCGCCCCAGAATCCCATCAGAGCCGGATTCTCAGAAATGACCTCCCACAGTCGGCCCGCAGCATCCAGAGCTGTGTCCAAGAAGTGCGCGGTGTGCAGGATCGTTTTCTCGCCCAGCAGGTACACGCCCACTAGCTCGCGGGCGACCAGCACCTCGCCCTTGCCGTTCTGGCGGGCCAGGGGGACGACGACCTCGCGGGCAGAAAAAAGCTCATCGCCACCAACCCGATGTGTCCGCAGCATGTCCAGCAGCAACTGCTCCTGCCACGGATACAAGGTCATTCCGGCGAGACGGCAGAATTTCACGGCCTTCTCCCCCAGACGGGTATCCCCATCCGGCACCAGCTCGAAGACAGGCTCCTGGCGGCCCACCAACCAATCAGGGGTATCACACACCGTGAATGCCATAGTGGGTCACCACCCTTCTAAAGCTCTTCTAGCTGCCTCCGGAATTCCGCCATCGGGTCCTGCTCCGGTCTGTCCACGCGCGGCGGACCAAACAAATCCGGCCGGTCCTTCACCCAACCACGAAGCTCAGCCGACGCACGCTTCTCCACAAGAAGCGCCGGATGCTCAACCGGAAAACCCTTCCCATCATCCACAATGATCTGCCCCCCGGAGGCCACAATCGCAGCCCGCGCCGCCCTTAGCCGCATAATCAGCCCCGCGACCGTCTGCATCGCCTCCATGTCAAAAGGCGAAAGCACCCGACCATTAGCCAGGTGCTCCACAAGCTCACTAATATCCTCAGACACACGACCTCCTAACCGGCATCAAGCTCAATGCTCCCCATCGGGATCTTTCCTGTGAAACGATGCACATCCGGGGCAGCGACCACAGCGCGTGCTGGGTCCACAGTCTCCAATCCTGGCATTGTCCGACCAAAAGACCGCGACGGCGGGCACTCACGAAAACCAGCTTCCACAAAATCAAGCAGCATCTCGCACCGCTCCCTATCATCCGTCAACTCAAACTGCTCACAGCGGATGTTCTTGTTCAGATTCATCGACGAGGTGATGCACACGTTCCAGTCCTCGTTTTGAATCACCACAAATTTCGCATGAGTCCGAATCTGAATGAAGCAATCCTCGCCGAAAATATCACGCACATCATGCACCCCAGCCTGACCCCGCTTCGCACGACCCGAGTCCAGCACAAATTTGATAGACCGAATCAGTCCACAGTCACGGAAATGCTCCGCAGCAGCCAGGTCATAGAATCCTGCCGACCAGGTAGCAATCACCACATCCGCAGGGCCGGTTTTCTCCAGAACCGTCTGAATGATGTCGATGAGGGAGAATTGGCCGTATGTCAGACCGAGGATGTCGACCCCGTGGTCGAAACCTGCCAGTGATTGGCGGGCGGTTCCGGCACGGTTGAACCGGGCGTGCGTTTTCTTCTTCTCACGCGCGTGTGGTTGGTGGTTATCGACCGTAGCTTCAATGGATTCGAGAATGTTCCGCAGTTGCGCGGCACTCAGCTTCACCCCCGATGTACGGAGGGACTGAATCGCGGCATCGGCGGCAGCACTGATGGTGATATCCTGGGTCATGGCAGTTCATTTCCTTTCAAATCGTGTGGACTGCTCTGGCCGGGGGCGATGGCAGTCGCTACCCGGCCTTCATACACCCCCATTTTACACCGTGACCTGCGGAAACGCAACATTTTCACCCCTTTTTCTCCTCCCGTTTTCGGAATCTTCTTTCCACTCCGGGGAGAGAGAGTTTGAGAGGCACCAGCCCGAGCGGGGGTCGCGGACGTACTACCTCTAAGATTTTGCGATTTTTGTTTTTGGATATTCTTAACACCCCCTAGGGGGTGCCTATTCCCGCTGGCTGGGGGTGAATCCTGTCCATGGGAAAACTGTTTCTACCTGCGCCGTTTTCGGCTTATCGGAGCCGTCGTTCATGAGTATCGGTAGGGGTTTAAAACCTCCTGGAACGCCGAGCGTTGGCCTGCGATGATCATTGGAGCCGTCTCCGCGTTGCCGGTTGCAGCGGGCGTGTAGTAGTCGGCCAGCTTGGGTACCCCCTTTGGATGCTGCCTGCACGTGGTCAGCGTCTAACGCCTGATCGTGTGCCATTGGTCGCCCGCACCACCAGCATAGTTCTCCATCGTGGAGGTGCATGAGGAGGCGTTGGCGGTTGATGCCGTGAGAGCGTCCGTAGCCACGCTGTGTGGTGGTTTGCTTGAGTTTCATGACGCTCACCTGCCTTGAACATGAGTGAAGCCCCAGCGGGTTTGTTCCTGCAGGGGCTAGTTTCTTACTCATGCGCAAGCATAGCACACTAGTGGCGAATGGTGAATGTGGTCTTGGTCACTCTTCTTTCTGGAGGCAACGAACCACATCATCAAACCGGTAACACGTCGTCCCGCGCGGTGTCTGATAGGTTGTGACCTGCTTCGAAACCCCAAGGTAGCTGATGTGCTTGCGGGTGACCTCACGGCCAACAAACACCGACACAAGCGGGGCCAGTTCACTAGCGGTCCCGAAGCCTTCCCCCGTCGACTTGTCAGCACTCAACGCAGGCGGATCAGGCACGTGTGACCTGCGGTTAATCCACTGCCCAATGTAGTGCTCCTGCTCGCCACACAGGTGGATAAGCTCCTCCACATACGGGAAACGCGACTCGATACGCTCCGCGTTCTCCTCAAGCATCGCCGCCAACTCCACGCCGCGGCAGGCACCACCACCGAGCACCCCGACTGCCTGGAGTGCCTGGTCGGCGATTACCGCCAATCCTGTCGGCAGCGTAGCCGACGGCCGGTCGCTGAGGAGTTGCTCCTCGAGGTTGAACGCGGCATCCCCGTCGGGAGTGGGTGATTGGGGGCCGAAATGAGGTGGCGTTTTCCGCCCTGTTTGGGGTGCTGGTTTATACCAGCGGGAGGCCCGCAGCACCCGGTAGGCAATCCCCAACCTGTGCGCCGCACCCCCCAAGCCTGCATCTAAGGTCATGCTCCCTCTTTCCATGTTTCGTCGATGGCTGATTCGAGAAGCTCGTGGACCTCGTCGAGGCCGTCGTGCTGGTCGAGGATGTCCTCCGCTTTGCCGAGGAGGATGCGGATTGTTTCCATACGTGTGGGCACGGTGGGGGCCAAGTGGTCTAGGTGTCTCATGCGGTTTCCTTGATGGTGATGCGTGCTCCGGTTGGCTCACCTTGGTACAGTGCGCGGCGTTTCGAGCCGTGTACACAGGTGACGTGAGAATCATCGGGAATAATGCCGGAGTTGGTCAGCCCGTCGAGGGTGGAGCGTAGCAGCTTATCCACATCGGGGCGCTCAGTCATGGGGTCCTGCCGGTTTTTACCCCACGCTTTAGGACGTGGCATGACAAACTCGCAGGTGACTTCCACGGGGCCACGGTAGTGTTTGTGCTGCGAGCGGGCGATAAGCTCCACGGCGCTACGCCACGCGGGGACCTTTTTCGACGATTCCACCATGCGCCCGTTGCCCACATAACGCTTAGATCCCTGCGGGGCGGGTATTCCCGGCACAAAAAACCTGATCACTTGACCTCCTCATCGATGGGGAATTGTGGTGTGATTCCGGTCTCGATGATGAGGCCGTGGGCTTTCGCCAGCCTGTAGGTCATTTGCCGGTCCAGCCTGTGAGGAATGAGGGACAGCTGTGTTCGGAACTTTTCCACCGAAAATGTATCTTTGTAGCGGTTACAGATACGGCAGGCGGGCACCAAATTCTCAGGGGCATCTGTACCGCCCAGGTATCGGGGGTGAAGGTGATCCACCTGGAATGCAAGGTCGCCCTTACGGCCTAGGTCAAGCGTCCTGCCGCAGTATGCGCATCTGCCGTCGAAGCGGGCAAGAACCTTAGCACGATTAATCACGGGGCACCCCCATCTGCCCGTGCCCCACGTAGCGCTTGGAGCCTTGTGGGGCTGGCACACCCGGCACAAAAAACGTCGTCACTGCTGGTCCTCCTTGAGGTGTTTGCGGTAAATGTGGTGTTGCTTGTAGGCGCGTTCGAGAATGTTTTTGAGTTGGTTCGCCTCCCAGTACAGGTCGAAAAGTAACTCTCTATGAGTGTTCATTTCGGCTTCTGTTTGTGGCTCGCTGGGTGGTGGGATGAGGCTCCGCTCGCAGGCGGTAGAGAGCTCCCTGGACAGCTCCCTGGCTTCATTCAGGGCGCAGTTGACGCGCCTACGTGCATTCCTAGCATCACGGGAGATCATTTCTGTTCCTTTCTGCGCATGTCTAGGTGTTTGTGGGCTTGTAGTGGGTGGTCGATGATTTGGCAGCAGGATGTCCCTGAGTGTGCACAGCGTTTGATTGATTCCCTCTAGCGGGGTCATTGCTTTTGTTCCTTGTGTAGGTTTTCGAGGTCTTGGAGGATGTCGGCTTGCCATTCGGCGGGTTCGACCCCGATCCGCTCGAGGTAGTGCTCTAAATCCCAGGCGAGGTCTCGGCAGGCGCGCATGATGCTCATAATTGCGTAGGGGAGCCGGTTGAGGCGTTCCCACATGTGTGGGTGGAGGTCTTCTCCGGGGTCGAGGGCTCCGGGGATTCCGGTTTCGAGCATGGTTGCCGTGTGGTTCAGGAACCAGACAAGATCTTCGAGGTCGAGTTGGAGGGAGTAAGCGTCGCGCAGTTCGTCGTCGTTCATTGTTGGTTCTCCTTGTGGTTGCAGCGTGTGAGTGTTCCTTCGGGGGTTTCGCGTAGGCCGTTTTGGTCGCAGTGGGGGCAGTTGTCGATGGCTGCCCGACGCTGAGCGGTGCGGGCCTTGGTGGCCTCGACGATGGCCTCCTCCTGGTCCAGGTACCATTGGCGGGCTTTTGCACAGTCGCGGCAGGGGGGCACATCCCAGCGCTGGAGGTGTTCGTGTTGGGGGCAGCGTGGGTCGTCGGGGGTTCCTCTTACCCAGTCGGGGCGTGGCGCGTCAGCGCCTGTCGCCCCGGATGTTTCAGAGGAGGGGGTTGAACCTTGTTCAGAGTTATCCACAGGCTGTGGATAAACGTGGGATGGACGGTTCCCCTCCCCTGTTCCCCTGTTCCCCTGTTCCCCTGTTCCTAGCACCACTTCGCGGGCACTATCCGCCGAATTTCGGGCACTATCCGCCGAATTTCGGCGACTTTCTCCGATTGTGCCGATGACCTGCATTGTTTCCGGGTCGATCTCGTTGCAGCCCTCCGGATCGGGTAGTTTCGACCCGGAATGTTTAGCGTGCTTTGATTGGTGCTTTTTCCACGACGGAATGCTGTAAAAATATCGTCCGGCGGACTCGTAAAAAAGTACGGCGCACTCGCGCCTAACTTCGGCGCATAGCCGCCGAAATTCGGCGACAGTTATTTCCTCGTCATTCGGGAAGGTAAAACCTAACAATTCTCGGGGGATAAAAGTCCCCCTTCCCGTATCATCCGCCCAATTCCACATCGCTATAAAAAGCAGCCGCGCCCACGGAGACATCGCAGTCACAGACGGCGACGACCAGAACTCCGGCTTAATCGTCCTGATACGAGCCACAAAACTCACCTCCTATCACGTTCACGCAGATCCTTGAGAGCATCATCAGAACGGCGCCTGCCCTGTGTCGCCGAATCCGCCCATGCCGTAGCCCTGTTGGGTTTGGTGCTTGCTGATGTTCACGTCCTGGAAGGTGAGGTCCACGGCGACGCTATTCGCCCTAATGGTGAGCTCCGTGGAGATCTGGCCTTGTCTGTCGGTCCACTCCTCGGGGGTGATGGTGCCGGACACGGTCACACGGTGGCCTTTTCGGATGTTGCGGGCGACGGATTCCGCGACCTTGCCGAAGCAGGTGACATGAATCCACACGGTCGGGCCTTGCTGCCACTGGCCTGACTTGTCCTTCTGGCTCTCGGCCCAGGCGAGTGAGAAGCGGGAGTAGGAGGTTCCGGACTGGGCAGTGTTGATTTTCGGGTCGGAGCCCAGGTTCCCGGTGACGGTGATGGTTGCCATTTACCTTTCCCCTTCTTTGAGTTCCTCGTAGCGGGAGTTGAGTGCGGGGCGTAGGTCCTCCCATTGGCCTTGCGGGTTCTTCCGGCGCGGCGTGTGCGCGATACGCAGGTTCGCTACCGGCTGTCCACTGCCCGTAAACCGCAGGTCGGGGTCGGCCGCAAGACGGCCACTGATCGTCACAACATTCACTTATTTGGCCTCCTTGGTGAGGCGCTCCCAGTTCACGTTCAGGGTCGATGTGAGCGTGTTGTAGCTGTCCCCGTCGAGAGCATCTTGCGCCTCGTCACTGATGGCGTTGAGCTCGTCGACACTGGTGGCGTTGTTGGCTCGGGTCACGAAATCATCAAACCCAGGTGCCGGGGTGGTGGGGGTTTCCGCCACGGTGGTGTTGTGGGTGTCACCGACACCCAGTGCAGCAGCCAGAGCCGACTCACCACGCCGAGCAGAAGGCACCGAATCCGTACGCGTCGCAGTCATCTTGATGGGCTCCAGTTGCAGCTCCTCGGCGGTGTAGGTGATGCCGAGCAGCACGTCCGGGGCAAGCTTCCTACACACCTCGGACAGGGCTTTGGCGTACAGCATGGCCTGGGGATCCGTGAGGTATTTTTTGTTGGTTGTGTAGCCAGCGGTTTTGGCTCGTTCGATGGTCCAGGTTGAGGTTTCTTCCTCGCCACGCGGTGAGACACCGTGTACGGTGACGGCTTGTGGGGTGTCCTCCACGGTTTGGAAACGGTACCCCTTGGCTTTGAGTAGGCCTGCCATGGTGCGGGCGTAGATCGCTGGTTGGCCGTGGATCACAAAAACCTGCTGCAACGCCTGCTGTGGCTTCAAACCAAGCTCAGCGCCATACAGGATCGCGGCGGCCCCATCGTCTGGTTTTCCCCGAAACGTGGTGGGCACCATGGATGTGTTGCAGAGGGCGGTTGCGAGCTGGTGCGCAGCGTCCATGGCTTTCGCCTGCTTCACCAGCAGCTCAAGACCATCATCCGACGTGGCGGGTGTGTGGGTGGTTTGGTCGATGTGTGCGAGTTCGTTAGACATTAGATGTTCTCCTTTTTGTGGTTGAGGATTTCGCCTGTGAAATCGTGGATTTTTTGGATGTCGTCGAGGGTGATCGGCTGCTCTTGGATGATTTCGTCCCCATCGGTGATGATCACGTCGGAGAGGACTTCCTCCATTTGCACAATGAGGAGGCCGATACCGCTACTGAGGACCACGCCGTGAGGGGCGACAGGCACGGGTGTGTAGTCATTCATTTGGTTTTTCCTTTCCGCGTAGTCGGCGGCTTTTGTGATGATTTCGGCGAGGGCGCGCGCGGCATTCGGGGTTATCCAGTCCTCTTCGTTCATGGTGCCGATCATCACGTTGCCGCCAGGTTCTGATTCGACTCTGATTGGGGCGATTTCTGATGTCGACCAGTCCCATGATTCGGACTCGTAGATCATTGTTTCTTCCCTTCTGTGTAGTCGGCAGCTTCGAGAATGGCATTGGCGATGGTGCGGGCTTCTTTGGCGATCATCCAGCCAGGTTCTAGGTCGGTGAGTTTTACCGAGCCTCGCCTGTCTGCTGTGATGTGGATGTCTCCATCTCCGAGTGGCTCCCAGTGCTTGTAGCCGCTCATTTCTTCTTCCCTTCTGCGTGGTCGGCGGCTTCGCGTAGAGCGTGGGCGATGGCGCGGGCGTCTCCGGATGCGATGGTGCCTGGGGTTTCGCCGGTGATGGTGACGACGATGTGGCCTTCGTCGGCGGTGATGGTGAGGGGGTTGCGTTTGCCGAGGGGGTGCCAGGTGCGTGTTTCGGCGTTTTGGAGTTTTTCCACGGTTTTTATGAGCTGTGTGCCTTTCGGTGTGAGCGCACCGTTTTGGTTTAGGTATCCGTCGCGGGTGAGTTCCTCATGTTGGGTTTTGGTTGGGTGCTGCCCCGCTGCGATTTTCTGCAGCAGGTGGAGTGGGTAGGCGGTTTTCATTACGTTTTCCTTAGAGGTTGAATCGGTAGCTGGGGTCACCGACAGCGGATGCGTACGCGTCGGGGTAGGTTTTTTTCAGCTTGGCGGAGTCAAAAGTTTGTTTTTGCAGCTCCGGCAGTCGTAGGAGGTATTTGAGATCATCGGGGAGGTTCGTTTTCGAGAATCGGCCTTTCGCCTTCGTGACAATCGCATGACCTGCCGGGTCTACGAGTTTTTGGTGTTTCCCAAGCGCGGTGATGGCCTCCTGCTTCACCGAGTCGAGGTTGGTTTTAGCGGCTTCGAAATCCTGATTCGCCACGGTGAGACGCCCAAGCAGATCCGGGTCGATGTCCGCCACACCGTCATCCTTTTTCGGCTGTTTCAGCTCCTGTTGGTGCCCAGCCCAGATGATCGCATCCCAATCAATGGGGAGCATCTCCCCAGACTCCACGTGGGCATAAAAATCGGTGACGGTTTGGCAGATCGCCTTATAGAATTCCTCATTCCACTCCACTTCGTAGAGGCGCGGCCATACGGGGAAATCCTGCGCGACGAGGGCGATGACGGTTGCTTCGTGGATACCTGAGACACCCATCTGGAAAATCACCTGCGCCAAAACCCCGGTGGGGATTTCGTCACCTGGGTCACCCCAGATGCGACGCGACACGGAGGTTTTGCATTCGAGGATGTGCTTACGGGATCCACGGCGCGCCCTACGATCCAATGTCACCAGGTTCGGGAATGGCAGATCCGTATCCGTGTAGGCGACCTCACCTTTTGAGGCCTGCCAGCCAGGATTCCGCCACAGCCAGTTATTGACAAGGGCGTCCTCCGCATGGTGGCCCCATGCAAAGATTTTCTCCTGCACCTCATCGAGTATGGTGGCGGGTTTTTGGGTGGTCATCTCCAGCCAGGTATCCCCAGCGGTGGAGAATGGTGAGATACCCAGGATTGCAGGGATCTTCGAAGCCGTGACCACCCCATACCACTCCGGGGTCCCCGGCGCAGGCGGATTCTTCACAAGCGTACTCATTCCTCTTCTTCCCCTTCGTCTTGTTCTTCTTCTGGTTCTTCGTTGATGGCGATGCGTAGCCATTCGCCTTCTGGCACAAAGCTCGGTCGGTATGGCATTAGTCGGCCCTTCGTGTATTGACATGGTTGTTGTATCTGAGCACGACATCAATGAATATCTCCATGTCCTTAGTGAGGCCCGCATATTCAATTCGGGCTTGATCAAGCTCAGCAAGGTTGAAGATCTCGCCTTCAATGAGCCTGTCAACGGCCTTATCAAGTGCTGTTTCGAGGTCGCTGAGACGGGTTTGGATGTTCCCGTAGGTGTGGCGGATGTTCCCGTCCAAGCGGTGGATTATCTGTGCATCCTGCTCTGCGGGGGTGAGGATCTGTTCTCCACGGGCGTGCTCATGCGCCCAGTTCTTGTTGGTCATTAGTCAGCTTCTCCTTTAGATTGTGGTGACGTAGATGGCGAGGACGATGACGATCAATGCCCAGATGGCGAGAATGGCGATGAGTAGCGCGGTTTCGCGGTCGTTGCGGGGGTCACGCATAGAGTCCTGCGATCATGATGATGATGCCGATGAGTGCGAAATTGTTGACGCAGAGCAGTATGAAGATTTGATCTTCAACGGGCGGGATACGCATGTTAGATCCTTTCCAGCAGCTGGACGATGTGGGTGAGGAGATCGAAAATCGGGTGGCCACCGAGATACTGGGTGATAGCGACGTAGGGCACGACAGGCGGGGTCATGGCTTCACCCCGTATTTCGTGACGAATGGCAGGAATCTAGCGGAGACGGTGAAGTCCTCGAGGGAATCCGGGTTTGTGATGCTCATTTTTGGTCTCCTTTTTTGAGTGTGGTGGTGATTATTTGGAGGATGCTGAGGAGGTTGTAAGCCTGGTCTTGGGTCAGATTGAGATGCGCGTCCACATCGTTTGGGGCACTGAGGTGGAGGGTTGTTTTCCCCTCGTGGTGTGCGTTGATGCTAGAGCCGATGTAGATGGTCGTGTAGAAATTCTCGTGGGTGGATTCACCACAGATCACTTTTTCCAGGGCACGGGCATTGTATTCAGCATTGATGCTTGTCATTTCTCCGAAATCCGCCTCAACGAAGCAGTCGCCGGAGTTTGCGGAAATGTCGATGCTGAAGGTGTTTCGGTCTTTGCAGTGGTGGAAAAAGATTTCCACATCACCGAGGTAGAGAGTGTGCGATGTCATTGGGTTTTCCTTAGCAGTTGGTGAGTTTTTTTCTGTTGTTGAACGCGTTTTGCTGCGACCATTCGATTTCTTCGCGGCGATCCTCATTGATGCGCGTCACCCAGTCTTTTTCTCCCCAGCGCTTGAGGGAGCTCATGAGATTTTTGACGGTGATGCCTTGCGCGTCGGCTACACGTCGTGCTCCGTCGGATGCACCGAGCATGAGGGTCATGAATTCGAGTTCTTCGAGGATGTTTCGCCGGCGTTTTTCCGTCATGTGGTTATTCATTTGCTGTGCCTGCCTTGGTAGCTTTTGGTGATGGTGATGGGGCGGTTTTCGCGGTTGAGGATGTATGGGGCGCAATCCCGGACACGCGGCTCAATGAAAAAACGGTGATCGGATGCGCCATAGCGGTATTCGCGTTTGCACACAGGGATGCTCATGCGCCCTCCTCAATGGCCTGCGCGAACGCCTCGAGCTGCTCAGCGAGCTCCAAAAGCGCGGTTTTCGTCAGATAGCCGGAGCCGTAGAAGCCGTCCACATCGAGGTGAAATTCCGCGTCATCCTCACCTGGGAGGCCACGCACCTGAATTTGTGCGTTGCTGGTGAAAATGGGGCGGCACCAGTCATCTGTGGTGATCCCGGCGCGGATCTGCCCCGCAATCCATGTGAGGGCGCTGGCGTCGCAGGTGCCGAGGGTGAAATTCATGCGGGTATCATTATCATTCCAGTACTCGAGACAGAATCCGCATGTGGCGCCAGGGGCGTCGATGACGTCACCGTAGATCGTCCACTCGGTGTTGAATGCCTGCTCAGGAATTTCGCTCATCGTGGTTGCACCTCCGTGGGTATGCCCGTGGCGGGGTCTGGCTGCCATGTGGGCTGCTCCGTGACGGCGAGGACAAGCATCAACGCGAAGGCGATACACACCGCGATGCCGGCGACGGTTTGAATAAGCTTGCTCATGCGGCCTTCTTCTCCTCATCAATTCGTTTGGTTAGTAGTGGGTAATCATCAAGCGTTTTTCCTGCTACACGGTGCTCGCGCACGTGGTTGTAGCAGCATTTGCACAGGCCACGCGCTTCATACTTTTTGAGGTTCCTGCAGCGCAGGCACAGGGCGATTCGGCCTTTCCGGTGGCTCATTCCCACCCCTCCTGGAACAGGCGGTCGATGTCTTCATCCGTCAGGGTGAACGTGTCCACCCGGTGGACAACCCGTTTCACCGGGTTCACGCCTGTGAGCTGACGGTGTACGGTGCGCAGATTCACCTCGGCCATAAGCGCCGCGGTTTCATCCAATTCGAGTACGAGTAGACGGAAGTGATACAGTTCTGTGGTTTGCAGTGGGGTGAGGCCACTGGTTTGTAGGAGCCGGGCTGTGTAGATGCCGGTGCCGCCGAAGGGGTCAATGATCCGCACGTCAGGGTCCGCCAGCGTTTTCCCCATGGTTGCGAGTTGGTTTTTGATGGCGCGGATTTGGAAATCCACGATCTCCACAGGGGTGACGACAACACCATCACGCTGGCCACGCATCTTGTCTGCTGTTTCCTGGTACAGGCGGGCAAGACGGGCCTGCTCCTGCTGTAGCGTGTCGAAGCTCATGATTCCACCTCTCGAAGCTCGCGGCGGAGCCTGCGGAGCTCCTCCACATACATGTCGATCCGGGTTTTTTGCTCCGGGTCGTCCAGTAGAAGGTCGCAGATCAGAGCGCGCATGATGTCCATTTGCATACGGAGCTTTTCTCGCTCATCGAAGCGGGTCATGAAATCAGTCACAGCATCGGGGTTCATGCTGTCTCCTTGGGTTCGACCCTGCAGCTGCTGCTCGTGTGTCATTCCTGCACCTCCCTCAGTGCCTTCTTGCCTAGCGGGGTTAGCCCCTGTGGTATGAGCTTTGCTTGCGCGATCGTGGCGACCACAAGCCCTGACCGGACGAGCTCCACGAGGATTCCCTGGGGAACGTGCTGTCCTCGGGCCACGGCCTTGAGGGCCTGCAGTTCGAAGGCACTCAGAATTTCATGGCTCATCGTGAATCACACCCTCTTGCTCTTCATCCGGGTTGGGACGGTTAATGAGGGCCGCTAGTGGGGTTGTTGGCCAGTGGAATTCGGTCATGCTGCTGTTCCTTTCATGAGGTAGGTGTCGCACCAGTCGGTGCGGGTGCGCCACGTGCCCCCGGTTTTCACACCCTTGAGGTCCCCCCTGCGGAGGAGGGTGCGGACGGTGTCGGGATGCATGGCGAGATAGTTGGCTGCCTGGTTAACGAGCAGCCACGGGGTTTCCATAGTCATAGCGGCGCTCATTGTTATGCCCCTTTTCGCTGGTCGCAGGTGGCTTCATCGAACATGGCGACGTCTTGGATGCCTAAGCGTTTCGCAAGGTCCTCCATGCGGAACGTTTTAACATACAAAGTTTGACGTACTTGCCCGTTATGCAAGCGTGGAGCGTCGTGTTGAGGACGAAGCTCGAACCAGTCATAGGAGGCTCGCCCGGCGCGTGCTCGCCATTCGCATTCCTCGACCATGCGACCTTTGGAGTCGGACCATCGTGCCCCGACTTTGTGACGGAAGGCGACGTTCTTGTCGATGAGGAGGGCGCGCACTTTGGGGCCTGTGGTGCCGTAGACGCGGGCGAAGTCGTCGATGGTGGTGAGGTCGTCGTTTTCTGCTACGAATTTTTCGTGGTACTCCAGCGCGGGGGTTGCAGCCTCCAAAGTGGCTTCTGCAGTATTGGCCCGGACCTCTAACTCTTTGATGGTCGAGTCTGCCTGTAACAGTGCTTTTGCCATGAGCTGCTCGGGCGTGAGCTCCACTGGGCGGGTTTCTGCTTCGCGGGTGCGAGTGGCGAAATAGGCTTGTGCTGCTGCCACCTCCGGCTTGTTCGGATCGCCGTTCATGGCGACCAGGTAGGCCGCGAAGCGAGTAAGGCGGAAATCGACGCGCTCGGTGCTTCCATCGCCTGCCTGGACGCGCTTACGGGATCGCGTAAACGCGCTGGTCTGGCCTTGATTCTCCGCTGATTTCATTGCCCTTTTGAGGGGAACTTCAAATGACTGCCATTTGCCGTATCCCATGAGGGGCATGAGTTCGCGGGCAGACCAGAATTCGGTTCTTTCGGGGCTGGTATGCTTAATGCTGTCGAATGGCGAGGTGGTGTTGCCTTCGACTGGCTCCAAATGCTTACTCATTTGGGGCCTCCTTTCTTCTTACGCTGTTTTCTTGGTGGCTCGCTCGTCGATGAGGAGCATGGTGCCGTAGGGGCGACCTGTGAGGAATTGCAGCTTCACTAGGTCTTTTGTGGACGGGGTTGTGACTCCCCGGTACCAGTTTCTGACGGTGTGCGCCGACTTCCCGAGCTTGCCTCCGGCTTGCTCGAAACTGGTGAGTCTGTGGCGCTCTCGAAGCTGGTCGATGACGGTGGGATCCAATCGCACTGCCATGCAAACTCCTTTCGTGAAAACCGTGTGCCATTCTGGCCCGGTAATTTCATTCTGGCACATGCGACCCATTTGCGCAAGTTTTTTGACACTTTTTCACGTTCTCCCAGCGTGTGACATGTGCCATATTGGCACAGGTGGTAAATTCTGGTACACTGAAGGCATGAAAGAATCGCACACACAATGGCTGCGGCGCATCACCCGAGGCGACTCGAATCGCCAGATCTGCGACCTCGCCCACCTGGCCCCCTCCACCCTGGGCAGGCAAATTCGAGAAGGCCGACTTGATCCCGCGATCATCATCAAGGTCGCGCAAGCCTACGAGGAGTCGCCCGTCATCGCGCTAGTAGACCTCGGTTATATCTCCGCTCGGTGGATTACCGAGCCAGGGATTGCGACAGCGCTTTCCCGCGCGACTGACGAGGAGCTGACAAACGAGCTTCTCCGCAGACTCCAACTCCTCCCAGATGAGCCGGTAGATGAGCTTGTCGAGCAGCGACGTTCGAATAAGCCATCATCGGCGTTGCCTGATGATGGCGTAGTGCGTGACTGGGATGATTCCATCCCCCACGCTGCGGATAGCTCCCCTGACGAGGATCTGCTACGCGAGGAGGAGGGGGAGGGACCTATTGATTGACGCGCTCATCGCCACGGCTGAGCGCCGTGGCTACAGGGTGGCGTGGCACCGCGGTGGACCCAAGGCCGCGTGGATGCCACCCGTCACCATTAGTCTGCGACTGGGCATGAGTGACACGCAGACACTGTGCGCTCTGGCACACGAGCTAGGGCACGCTGTCCACGGCGATCCGCCAGGGCATACAGGTGCGTGCGAGCGCCGCGCGGATCTCTTCGCGGCCCGTCTGCTCATCGACCCCGACGAGTACAGGAGGGCGGAGGCCATTTATGGGACCGCCCCGGCGCGCCTCGCCGAGGAGCTGGGAGTCACCCAGCACCTTTTATGCGTATGGAAAACAATTTTCGAAAGGACGAAAATTAATGTTCGGTAAAAAGAAAAATAATGATCCGATTTACGACATGCTTGTTACTCACCTGGAAAAACTCGAGGTGAAGAAGCACGGCGACCTCATCAACGCTGCGGCGAGGCAGCTTGACGGTGAGCAAATTCTCACAGCTGCCACAGGCAAGGTTGATGGCAACCCGGCGCTCATTGTGGCGTGCGAATCGGGGTTGGTGCTTTTCAGCGGGAAGCCGAAAAAGCTCACCCGGCGCGATGTCTCATATTCGGATGTCCGCCACGTGGAGGACGGCTTAGCATTCGCCGGGAGGTGGCTCGTCCTCCAAATGACAGACGGGGCAATTCGGATGGACAAATCACATTCCAAGATCCTGCCATCGTTGACAGAGCTTATCCAAGCTCGGATGGTGTAGGCGCATAGAAAAGCCCCCGACCTGTGGCCGGGGGCACCATTCTTAAAAATCCCATCAGCAAGAAAGAATCTCAGAAAGGTAAGGCCGAGTATATCATGGCTTCAGTCAAGAAGTACAAGACCGCACGGGGGTCCGCGTGGCGGGTGCAGTACCGCTCCCCCGATGGGAGGTCCCGCACAAAGCAGGGCTTCCGTACGAAAGATGCCGCGACGGCGTGGGCGGAGCGCAACGCCACACTCGCGCGCGACGGTCAGTGGGTAGCCCCCGAGGTCCAGCGCCGCACCGTCACCGATCTGTACCCGATCTTTAGGGCCTCCCAGGAGGCTCACCTAAAACCGTCAACACTGCGGGTGAATCGTATCGCGTGGGAAACTTATGTGGAACCCATGTGGGGCGGCCGTCTGGTGGGATCAATTCGACCGTCAGAGGTACAGGCCTGGGCGGATGGTATTCGCATGTCCCGTACCACAGTGTCTAGGGCTGTGGGCGTTCTCAAGGGCGTGCTGGATGTGGCAGTGGCCGATGGGGTTATGCGGGTGAATCCGGCAGCGGGGGTAACGATGCCGAGGAAGGGTGCGCCCCGGCATGTATTTTTGACGGCAGTTCAGGTGAGGATGCTAGCGGAGGAGTCTGCTTATCCGACGGTCGTGTGGGTGCTTGCCACGACGGGGCTGCGGTGGGGGGAGTTGGCGGCGTTGCGGGTGGAGGATGTGGACCTTGTGCGTCGACGGTTGAGCATCACTAAGTCGGTGACGTATGTGGCTGGTGAGGGGATGGTGGTGTCGTCGCCAAAGACGCATGAGGTGCGGTCGGTGGCGGTGTCGAGGTTTGTGGCGGCACGTCTTGCGGGTGAGGTGGAGGGGAAGACTCGGCGTGCGTTGGTGTTTCCGGCTCGTGGGGGCGGTTATATGCGGGTGCCGGATCATAGGTCTTGGTTTGCGGGGGCGGTGGGGCGTTGCCAGTCGCGTGATGACGGCTTTCCGCGTGTGACTGTGCATGGTTTGCGACATGTTGCTGCTGGGTTGTTGGTGCAGTCTGGAGCGTCGGTGAAGGTAGTACAGCGTCAGTTGGGCCATAAGTCTGCTGCGATGACGTTGGACCAGTATGCGGATCTTTTTGATGGGGACCTTGATGTGGTGGGCGAGGTGATGGATTCCGTTTTCGGATGTCGTGGAAATGTCGTGGGGTTGGGGTGA